AATAGACCTTCTGCTGCGCCATCGGAAATTACCGGCAATGCATCTGTGATTGGGTCAGCGGTGCCACCTGTGTCATCTGCATAACCATCCCAACGTGCATCAGCAAAGATGATACCGTTTGATGTAACATGATCTGTATTGTCAATTGCTACCCATGCGCTACCAGTGTAACGGCTAAGTTTTGGATAGTTAACCAAATCGCTTGTATCCAACCACAAGTCACCAGCCTTTAAGATAGAACCAGTACTTTGTGATGTTGGCTTGCTAGCACTTACAATAACACCATTTGGATCAGTTTGTTGTAGATTGTAACCACGAACATCACTGGCTGTGCGCTTGTAGCCTTTCCATCCGCCATCGTTAACCATAATATCAACATCAGCTGGATTGCTGTAATACCACAAGGTACCATCAGCTGGGTTGCTGTATGGTGTGCCAGTTTGATAACTAATCAGATCTGAAATACGGTAGAAGTTACCAATGCTAACAGAACCGTTTGAACCAACAGTGTAATTATCACGTTGGTATGGTTTTGGACTAGCCAAGTCTTGTACAAATCCTGCATCAAATGTCGGAGTTGCACCAATTGGGTTAGTTGCATCTAAGAAGATACCAATTTGACCGCCGGTTAAGTGGATCAAACTAATCTTGTTGTTTGAGAACTCTGCTGTAACATACGGAATGTCTGCCAACAAAATTGTATCAACAAACTCTTGAGGAGTTGCACCCGAGAATGACAATGTTGTTGTCTTGGTTACTGCACTATTCGGCACTGTTGTTAACATACGGATAACACCAGTAATAGTTTGGTTGTTACTTAGCAAGTCGCCTGTGGCAGTTGCATAGGTGTTGCCGTGTGCAGGATTAACTTGACGTGAGTATGCTAGCGCATTGTAAGAGCCATCAGGCGGACTAAATGTAGTAATTACTTGACCGTGTGCAATGTTTTGGCCACCACCTACAAAGTCTAATCCAAAGATTGCTTCGTTGTAATAACGGAACATTGGTGCATTAATCGCCTGCCATGTATCCAACGATGCACTGTATGATTTCAATACAGGGCTATAGCCGCCACCTGTGGAAGTTGTCTTCCACCAAATGCTGCCTGTTGGGCGTGGTTGAAGATCTGAGCTAAACCAGCCCATGATGTTACCGTTCTTATCAGTCGGAACTTGTGCATAGTTACCGTAGAACAATGTTGGGCAGAAGAATGATACTTCGGAACCAGACAATGTAAATCCAGATAACGCCAACGGAGTGTTAGTTGCATCAGTTTCAGTCAACAACAACTTGCCGTCAACTACTGTGCCATTGCTCTTTGCTGCGCTGGTAACAAAGAAGTTTAACTTGCCTTCGATGTTTGCTGCTGTAACACCAGGAATGTTTGCTGCATTAATTTGTGCAACTAAGCTACCTGCAGAAGCATCGCTACCAATGCCGCCGCCAACTGTGAATGTAACAGTTTGACCGTTAATACCCAATTCAGCTGATCCACCTGTAACTGTTAGAGCAGGTGCTCCATTAACGTTTGGAGCAATGCTGCCTTTGCCAGATACGATAGAATTTTGCCATGCTGGGCTACCAACTTGTACCCATGTATTAGCAATGTTACCAACGCTGGTTGCGCTGGCTTTAAAGTACAAGTGAATTTGGTTCAACGGAGTTAATACATCGTTTATTGCAACCAATGCATAATCACCAGGCTTACCAACAGAATTTAAAGGTTTATGTACTACGTCTAATGTAAACTCTGTATCAACTTCTGCTTTGTTAATGTCAGTGATGAATGTCGGTGTAACATGCTCAAAAGAACTAGTTGTTGCATTCAATGAGTAGATACCAAATTCTGTGTTGGCAATATCCAACCACAATGTACCGTCTACTACATTACCAACTGGTCGAGTTGATGTGCCTTTTAATTGTGCTAGATCAATGTCTGCACGGATAGCATAAAGTTGGTTGCCCAAACCTAATGCGCTGTATGCTGTTAGCAAACCATATTCGTTACGTTCGTCGCCGTTAATTGGTGTGCCTGCTGCACTTACTTGGAACGAAGGTGTTCCTAAAACTGTTACTAAGTCACGCTGACTTGTAAATGATAATAACTTACCTGCGTTGGCTTTGGTAGTACCAGTTGCTGCTGCGTTGTTGTACGTCTTGTCTTGAGCAGTTGCTAATAGTACCAATGGTACAGAGCCTACGTTTGAGTTAACGTATTGACTCTGATCATTAACGGAAATTTGAATTCCTGGTGAAACTAGTGCCATGGTTACATTCCTTTATAATACATGTTATGAATATATAGTGTAAAAAGGAAAAAAGGCGCTGCTACAGGTGCCTTGGCAAAGGTTTAGCGGTAAATAGCTGTATGCTAGAACGCCAATTATGCCCTATATGTCACGTTAATCCAGTGGCAGTTAACTATGTTAAAGAAGATGTGACACACTATCGCAATAGCTGCACTAGTTGTATCCGTAAAGGAAAGAAATTAAAACCCGAGCCGCCAGCATGGGCCAGGTCTGGATATAAGAAAAAACCACAATGCGAGAAATGTGGTTTTAAATTTAAATTTTTAGAACAGAGTAATGTGTTCTACGTTGACGGTAATCTGAAAAACAACAATTGGGCCAACTTAAAAACCATTTGTTTAAACTGCCAACAAGAAATTTATAAAAGCAAATTGAGTTGGAAGCCCGGAACTATTGTACCAGACTTTTAAGCTGTTGGTACAAGTTGTCAATAGTTCCATTGTTATCGATTATAGTGTCAAATTGAGTTCCTGCCCAACTGTATTCACTCGCATGAATATTTTCTTTGGCTAACCATTCCTGTGCTTTAACATCTCCTCGGTTAGCAGATTCTGCAATGCTGTACCAATGAGGAATAACACCACGTTGAACCCATACCATTTTAGCGGATTGTGCTTTAAGCCCAGTAATTTCGTTAGGAAAGCGACAGTCGGTAATAACAATGTTGTCTTTGCTGTTACGCAATTTGTTTTCCAAGCTAGCAATCCAGATATCATCGTGAAAATGTGCCCTCAATACGTTTGTGCCCCAGTTTTGCAATACCCATCTTGGAGTAATGTGCATGCCCAGACGTTGAGTCCACCATAGGTCTGTTTCTTCGCGCCATAGTCTACTTTGGTCAGTGCGACCTTCTAGCATGTCTCTGTCCCAACCAAATACATTGGCTACAGCATCCTTTAATGTCGCTGCAAAAGACTCTCTTTTAAATCCGTGAAAGTTAACTAAGTAGTCTGCTGCTGTATCTTTGCCTGACCCTATTAAACCTGTAATACCTATAATCATAAAAAATGCCCTATATAAGAGCATTTTTACATATTGCACTAGCAAAGTCAATTACATTAGGAAGATTTGACCATTGCACATACTCAAAACATCACCAAACAATAGTTGCATATCGTAGCCCAATGTTTCAGCAGCTTGCTTTAAATCTTCTTCACCACGGGCTTTCATTTGTAGTTGATTGCCAAATGTATATTTGCCGTAACCTAACTGTGCAGGGAATGGATTTAGGGTAACGGTGCCAGTTTGAATATACTGTGCAAACATCTCGTATATGAATTCGTATGGACGTTTGATTTGATTTTCACGGCTACTGCGCTGTGTACCGATAGCATTAAACAATGCATTGTATAAATCAGATCTCATGTAATCTAAGTCGCTATCAAACACATCTCGCCGAGACGGTTTGCCATACACATTTGCTAGCTTTTGGTTTATGGCTTTAACAAAATGATGCTCAACTGTGCGCCATTGTTCCATACTAGACGCTTGGATAGCATGCCCAATTCGATGCGCCATAATCCACGGCGTTATCATTACTTTTTGTGCGCCATAGTTACCCAAGAATACTACAGTAATAGCATCTTCACTACCAGCAATAACTTGTTCAGCAGCATCTCCAAGTACGTTACGAACTTGCTCATGATTAACTGCACCTAGTTCTGCACTTTTTCCTGTTCCCGGAATGTTAGAGAAAAACAAGCGAAAGTCGTATGGTGTTTGCTCAAAGAACTTTGCAGCCTTTAACTGAGCAGTTGGGTGCATAACCAGCTTCTTGTCAACTTTACTTCTAAACGGGCCGGGCCTGTCAAAATTTCCAAGCGGAACGTAATCAGTTAACGGGGCTTCTGTAATAAATTCACTTGCTCTCATTATTCTTTATCTGCCTTCTTTGCTCGTCGTTCAACTGCCCTACGTTGCTGACGGGTCTGCTGCGCCACTTGTTCGTCCCTCCATTTAAGGAACTTTCCAATAGTTTCAAGCTCTGCACTAACCGCATCTCTGCCACGATCTTTTACTTGGTTACCAATGAGATCTAGTATTTTATTAATATGCGGGTCCATTGGGTCATTGTCTTGTCTAATAGAATTGGGCACATCTACATAAAATAATGGTTGTGGCAATTTCATCTCAGGACCAAACAATGTTTCTACTGTAATTTCCCACGGATATGCCTTTGATCGACTAATCCACAAAGCATTTTTAGAAGTTGTATCATAAAAACATGCACCTTTACCTTTTTGGATATTTTTTGGGCCGGTAGTTTGTTTACAAATAAAATCAACAATAGTATATATATCAGTCTTTTGACCACGTTCCGGTAGTGAAACTACCGCATGGCTAGATAACTTTACCGTCCATTCGCCTGATTTCCATTGGTCAATAATAAAGTGGTGTGCTTCTGTAATAAATTCACTTGCTCGCATTAGCCAGTAATCCAAGTTAACGGTTGACTACCATCTACGTAGGTCTTAAGGTCTTCTTCGAGTTTAAGCAGTTCTTCTTTTGCTTCAGATACCATACTAGCACCGTTTAAACTTGCTCCGCCTTGAGGGCCTGCAATTTGACTAAACTTACTATAGGCTTGTCCTAATAACATCTTAGAGAAACTGTAGGCATACTCCTGTAACCAAGGGAAAATCTGCGGATCACTAAAGATCATCTGATCCGGCTTGGTGTTGAATATCCAAAGCAACACGCTTTCTTGCTGATCTAGTGGCGGGTTAATACCTTGATTGGGCATCTTACGCACAATAGTCAACTTCTTGGTAACTGGGTTAAACGTATAGTTCATAAAGCCGCCAAACATACGCATAGCTAGCTTTTGATAATCGACAAACAATTCGTAGTTAGTTAAGCCGCCAACACGCCCTGCTGTTAGCATATAAGTGTTTAGGTATCCGCTTGCAAAGGGTTCAAATTGGCTAGCTGTAGTTCCTGTTACACTACCAATACCTCTACGGAAAATAGCACGTACAGTTTGC